CCCACTCTTAACCACCCGTAGGAGGGAACATGGATTTATTGAACACAGAGACACCGACAGAAGCACCACAAGCAACATCTGAACCCGTAGCAGTTGAGACTAACTCAGCTCCGCAAGAGTCCTCAAATTGGCTAGACACAATTCCCGAGTCATACAGGCAAGAGGGAAGTGTTAATCGTCATGGAAGTATGGATGAATTATTGAGTTCTTATACTCATGCTCAATCAATGCTTGGTCGTAAAAAAAATGGTATTCCCGACTTTGAGAATGATTCACCGGAAGTAATCGGTAAGTTTAGAGAGCAATTAGGAGTTCCAAGTGACACTGATAGCTATCAACTTGATACGCCTGAAGGATTTGAACCTAATGATGAGTTTGGAGTGTTTAAGCAAGTTGCACTAGATGGTAATGTACCAAATAATACAGCTAATAAGTTCTTTCAGATGCACCAAGAGGGAATTAATGGAGCTGTACAACAAGTTAATGATGCAAGAGAGGCAGAGATAACAACGGCATTTGAGGAGTTTCAACGTGACCCTAATTTTTCTGATATGTCTAATAATACTAAGAATATCATGAATCAGATTGACCCTAGTGGAGAGTTCTTAAATGAACAGGTTCTTGCAAACCTTGGAGCACAAGCACCTATGGTTGTGCGATTCCTTGATAAGGCAGCTAAGATGATTGGAGATGATTCAGTTCCTAAAGCTATGTCGACTACCTCGCATGGTAGTTATGAAGAGGCTTACAGTTCTATTAGAAACAACCCAAATATCAGTGATGACACTAAGAATCAGCAAATAGCTGACCTTACGGCACGATATAAGTAATATATTTATGTAAATAGGCTTGTAATTTGCGTTATGAGCCTATTTATTTCTATATAAGGTGTGTACTTATTACACACAGTGTTACCTCACATGAGAACACAAACGCAATAAATAGGTTTTTATAACCGATTGGAACTCTTTTTTGAGTCACCCAAAGTGATTAGGACATGTTGTCCGAAACTATGGGTAGACTATTTCTTCCCGTAGATGTAAACAGGGAACTAAAAAAAAGGAGATTTCCCAATGGCTTATACTGGTGATGTACACCGTTATATCGAATTTACTCAAGCAGTAAAACACGATCTACAACAGAAAGACTCTCGACTAATGCCAATTGTAACTGAAGTTACAAACCAAGGCAAAATGCAAATGCACGATTTCCTAGGTGATGTAGGAAACTTTGACCCTATCACAGGCCGTCATGCTAACACTAAACTTACAGAAGTAGAGCACAAGCGTCGTGCTATTACATGTAAGCCTTATGCTAAAACATTCCTCATTGATGATGAAGATGTTGCACGTCAAGCTCACAATATTGGCTCACAGTACGTTAAGGCAGGAACAATGGCTTACAGACGTTCAATGGATGCTCTAATCTATGCAGGTCTTAACGCTTCTGTTATGGCAGGTGAAGATGGAACTACTCTTGTAGCTCGTCCTACTACTGATGATATTGGTGCTCAAGGACAATACAATGCTACTACTGGTGCATGGGAAGCCTCAGGTGCAGCAGCAGATGAAGGACTTACTATTGATAAACTACGCCGTGCTAAGAATCGTCTGAAAGTTAACTATGCTGACGAACTTGGTGATCTTTGTTTTGTTTGTCACCCTGATAGCGTAAATCAGCTTCTTGGAACAACTGAAGTTACTTCTTCTGACTACAACACAGTGAAAGCTCTTGTACAAGGTGAAGTTGGAACATTCATGGGATTCGAGTTTGTTGAATACAACGATGTTACTGATAGTGGAACTGTTTACGACTGTTATGCAGTTGCTAAAGGTTCAATGTATCTTGCTTCACAGAAGAATACCGGTGGTCTTCGTACCGAGACTTCAAGACGTGCTGATAAGAACAACGCAACTCAGATTCAGTTGAAGTATGATAAGGGTGTTTCTCGCATGTTTGACGAGGCTGTTATCGAAGTTAAGTGTGCTAAATAATTATAATTAAGGAGATTTAATCATGGCAAATGAAGTAATCGACAACTTGACTCCCGACTATGTAGTTGGAAATGAACGTCAACGTAAGCAAATCAACGCTAATGTAACCCCTGTAACTCTTGCAGCTACTCAGCTTGTTAAGATTGCAGACTTCACAGACCGTGTAGCAGTAGCTATTGCAGTCTCAAGTGGAGTGGTAGTTAAAGTTAATGCAGCAGGTACTATTTCAGCTATCTCAGCAGGACAAGACCTTAACGGTTCATGGATTGGCTATCAATCTGCTGCCGGTGATACCGCAGGTGATGCAATTGTTGCAACACTAGAGTATTGGGATCAAATCTAAGTAGTTAATACTTGGTAATTGGCCTATCTTTTGATAGCATCGGGTGGGATGCTAAAGAGGGGTAGGCTTTTTTTATACACATACAGGAGGATTTATGGCAAAGTCGAAGGTAAATATAGTTAATATGGCATTAGACCTTATTAATATTGATGAGATACAGAGCTTTGAGAACGCTGAAACACAGACAGAGAGAGTTGCAAAGAGAATTTTTGATGAAGTTTATGAGGAAGTATGCACTGAATTTCCGTGGAACTTCTGTAGTAAAGTAGTACAATTAGCAGAATCAACAGATACACCAATTTCCACTTGGTCGAACAGTTATATTATACCAAATATTCCAAAGACTTTAAGAGTCATAAGCATTGAGAACGTGGGAACTGTTGACCCTAACTGGGAGCGCCAGGGCAATGAACTTCTTATTAATTCATCCGCTTGCTATGTCAAGCTAATTCAGAAGATAGAAGATATTACATTAGTACCGGCACATATTGTTCGGTGTATTGCTACCCTAGTAGCCTCAAGAATGGCAGTCCCTCTTCTAGGAATTGAAGGTCAAGGATTAGCTTCTTACTATCAGAACCTTTATACTTCTGACGTACGTCCTAATGCGTTATTTCTTGATGCCAATGAAGGCAAGGTTAGAACAATTGAAGAGTCTACTGTCATGGGTGGAAACTACGTAGATGGGGTATTCATTCCGGCAGGAGCAGATTACAACGTGTATGTTGATGCCTCAGAACAACCTAACATTTACTAGGAGATAGTATGAGCAATACAATTAGTTCATTTAATGGTGGGTTATTCTCATCATATTTAAGAGGAAGACCTGAATTAGAGAAGTATCATAATGCTTTGCAGGATTGCTCAAACTACCATCTGTTGCCTTATGGAGCCTTGCAGAATAGAGCAGGTACATATTTCATAGCAGATGAGCAAACAACTGATATGAGGTTAATACCTTTTCAGTATAATATAAGTCAAAGTTATGCAATCGTGTTATTTAACAACAAGATTAAGATTATCTATAATGATTTTGTTATTGGTAGTGGTGGAGTACCTGGAGGATTTAGTGGTGGCTTTAGTACCGGCTTTAGTGTTGACTTTAGTGAGTATTCAATTGTTAGTCCTTGGACGAATGAGCAGTTATTTGAGATTCAATATGTTCAGATAGCCGATACTATGTATATGGTTCATCCTGAGGTAGCACCGCAAACACTTGTTCGTAATGCTGATGATGATTGGACCCTTACAGCGATTGACTATTCAACAGGGCCATTCCTTCCGTATAACATTACAGGAACAACTATAACACCAAGTGCTACTACTGGTACGGGGATAACTCTTACTGCTAGTTCTACACTATTTGTAGCAGGTGATATTGGTCGTACTATTGAATTAAAGCAAATCAGAACAGATTCTACTACTACAGCTACATCTACGGCTTATAGCCCTTGGATTAAAGTTAAAGGTAACTGGGATTTCTCTACAAGAGGTACATGGACAGGTACAGTGAGTATCTATCGTAGAATAAACGGTGGTACACAAGCTGAGTTTCGTTCATTCAATGCTTCAGCAGATAATAACTTTTTAACCGATGGTGAGGAATTAGAAGATGGAGTGGAAATGCGTATATTTGGTCGTACTTCTTGTACAGCTACTCTTACTGTCGATGATTTCTTTGTCTATGGAGTTGCGGAAGTAACAGCCTTTACATCTGATACTATTGTTACAGCTGATATATTAGTGGATTGTGATGCAGCAACGGCAACAGTAGATTGGGCCTATAACGCCTTCTCAACGGCTACTGGCTATCCTACCGCTATCGCTCTGTATAATGAGAGAATGTGCATAGGAGGCACGCTACAACAGCCCAATACCGTGTTTCTGTCTAAAATAGATCAGTGGGGTAACTATCAATCGTCAAATAACGCTTTAGATGCCTTATCATTCAAACTAAATACCTCTGAAACTATCCGATGGATGGAAGAACAGGGTGAATTAATAATTGGTACAAGTGGTAATGAATATAAGCTAGGGCCACAAACATCTGATGATGTACTTGGTGGTGATAATGTAAAAGCTAGCAGAGAGGGTGCTGAAGGTTCAAGTAACATACAATCAGTGACAGTTGGTGACATCCTGGTGTTTATTACTAGAGATAGTAAAAGAGCTAAGACTATTGGTTATAACTTTGAGGCAGATAAGCTAAAAGCCCGTGATTTAAACTCACTGAGTGGTAATGAGCTTATGGAATCAGGTGTTAGACAGGTTGTTTATAAACAGAATCCTTATTCAGAAATATACTTTGTTCTCAATGATGGTTCAGTTGCTATTATGACTTTTGACCAAGATCAGAATATATTTGGTTGGACTACATTTGAAGCAGCAAAGAATAAAGATGGTGTTGCCGGTCTATATAAATCAGCAACAGTTCTAAAAGGTGTTGATGATGATACTGTTTATTTTGCAGTTGAACGAACATTAAGAGATATTACTACAGTATTTATTGAAAAGATGGCTGATAGAGACTTTGAAAGCCAAACTGATTGGTTCTTTGTAGATAATGGACTGACTGGAACATTCGACCCTGCTCAATCTACTGTAAGTGGTCTAGGACATCTTGATGGTGAGACAGTATCAGTAATTGCAGATGGTGGTTTACATCCCGATAGAGTTGTTGTAGGTGGTAGT